TACGAATACATAATAGAGCTTCATCTACCCCATCCATGTGATTCATGAATCGGTTGAATCCAGATCTGGATTCGCTAACTCCTGGGTTAACAACTCCAGGTTTGCTTGGTTGGTCAAAATATGTAAATTCTTCCCCTGTAAGTACACAGCCATAGGTGTCGGTATGTTGATTTCCGCAGTGGAAAAGGATGTGAGATCGTTCAGGTACGTCGACAACGATGAAGGTTTCTCCGAACTTAGGAGAAAGATGCCTTCTAAGGGAATATGTTCCGACAGGTATACACGAGTCATACGGGACATTGTTTTTCCATGGATTCTCAAGGGTTAATATGATAGGATGCCCTTGATGGTTAGTAAGTACTCCGAAAGTTCCGAAGTGGGTGTGAGATACTCGGATTAAGTTTAGGATTTTAGATGGAGTAACAATCACATCAGTCATTTAATGTCTTCTCCTATAAAGAATGAAATATCAGTTTTATAATATGCAGCTAGTGTTTTCAATTGGCCGAATCTAATATCTGATTTCCCCTTCTCTATCGTGGCTATGAGTGCTGTTGATACACCTAAGACTGCGGCGGAGTCAGCCCTAGATTTATCTCTTTCTACTCTTTTGTATGCTAATCTTCCACCTAGTGTATTTGGTATTTTAAGCTCTTGACCGCAGTATTTACAGATTTTCATTTTAGGCTCCTTAGTTAAAGATGAAAGGGAGAGCCATCTCGTATCCCAGGGTGCGTTTTTAACCAGTCTTATCCCAGCTATCTAACGACCCTCCCTAAATCATCTATTTAAAAGATTTAACCGAAGTGAAAGAGCCATTTTCTGTAGGCTCATTTACCAGATTAACCTCTGCTTCTTTAGAAAGGTAATCATCTGTGTCGATAGAACTACCCTCCCATGTTTTACCAAGAGCTGTCGTGGCTTCTATCAGATTCCCGAGGCCAGTTTGAATGTCTCCATGGGGAAGAACAGCCCAATAACGGAACTCTTTCCCGTCGAATTCTCCAGCATTAACGAGTTCCATATGAAACACCAACATTGGCCTCCCAGGGGACTTACTTTTAGGCCCAGTTTGAGTAAGCTCGCACTTAAAACATCGTGCTCGGTAAGTACCCGTAGGAACCTGTTTCCGTTCCTCATCTACTGCTCCTTGTGCTTGATTGAAATTCATACCTAGTTCGACTTTTGGCATTGTAGTTTTCCTTTGTAGTTTTAGTTTATACGTTTGTAATTTTGTGGTAAGTTAAGGCTTAACTTCCCACATAACCTAATGTTTATCCTGGCAGCTTCTTCGTTGGCCAGTCGCGGAATTTCTCTGCCGCATTTAGGACGTTGGAATAATGATTAGCTGAACAACCTCGGCCTCGGCACTCTTCAGCGTACATACGAATGTACTTTTCTGCTAGAGTATCTCTAGCTCTGAGTATAAATACCGGTTCTGTGGCTTCAACATTACCTCTTTGCAAGGTCACTTTCCCATACTTTAAATCAGTTGGCATACTTTTTCACCCCCTTTTATTGTTAAGGTTAAACTTTGGAGCCGACAATAGCCATATCTTGGCCACACCAATTAACAGCTCCGTCTACAGCACCTATTAAACTCCCCTCATTGTAAGGAGAGCTTAATCTATGTGTAGGGTGCTGATCTTTCCAGAGTTGGAATTCTTCTTCAGTATCAAACTTCTTATGTTCAGTCTTATGTTGAATTAAGTGGACTTTTTCATTCTGATAAGCTAAAAATGTTATTTTCATTTTATCCTCTTCCATTGATAAGGTTCTTAATATTCATAAAGTGTGGTTCAATAGAGTTTATTTGAGATGTTGCTGATAATGCTCTAGACTTCGCAGATGCAGTACCATCAGGTCGTATGAGGAGAGAGTACTTGGCAGGTTTACCAGTAACCATCTCTGTCTCCGCATGGTAGATCTCATCAAAGAGATGATCCACTTTTGTCCTGGCTTGACCTTGAAGGGAAGGTAGACACCAAACTTGACCTGTGATTTCATTTCGTTCAAATTGTTCTCCACATATAAAAAGTGAATTTTTAGAGCTTGCTCGCACCATAGCGATAAACTCCTGAGTACCATTCCACAATGCTACCCATTCATCAAAGGTGGGTTTAGCTTTTCTATTTTGAGAGCAGATAGAGGCTAACATAGCTTCACAAACCAGAGGAAACGAGTCAATAATAACAGATTCATAATTTGAATCTAGGGCAAGTTTCGTGGCCTCCCGTACATCGTTCCACCATGTGCCTCCATCCTTTCTGTGACATGAAATGAAGGCCACATCCTTCTTCCGGAGTGAGAGTAATCCGTTATCCGTGTCTACAAAAATGGGATTGGGAAACGTACCCCCAAGCAATGTTTTCCCAGTCCCAGCTCTTCCATATACTAAAGCATCAACTTTGGGATCTTTGATGTCTTTTGTTTTTAAGATTTCCATATTAATCTCCCCATATTATTATAGCGATTAGAATTAGGACTCCAGCTAATATCGTGGCTATCATATATTAACCTCTTCTTTCTTTAAATCATCTCTAGCACCTTTAAAAGGTTCCCATTTGTGTTCTTTATAGAGGGATGAGAGTAGAGTTGAGTGGGTAGGAGAACCCATCTTATGTTTACATAGGTGGATAAACTGACATCCTCCATATGCAGTACACATTGATGTGTTTTTAGGGAAGTGATCAATACGGCAAGAGTTTTTAATATTCTCTGCCCAGAGTCTTACATCTTTAACCCATTCTTCTTGGATGTAGTCTGAAGGAAATGAAATTTCTTCCCGCATAAAGTTAATTTGTAGTTTGGTGAAATGGAGTATATTAAGGATTGCTGTTTCAATCTTCTGCCCAGTTTGTTCTCCGAGGGCATAAGCATATCCGCACAGTTGTTGATTAGGTTTAGGAGTGAGGAAACCTTTGTAAGCAGTAGTTTTATGATCCAAAACTTTATAAGCTCCATTGTTTTTATCCCTTACTAAAAGGTCAGCGCGGTAGAGGAATAGAAAGTTTCCCATATCAATCGCACCAGCAAGTTCAATATCTTTAATACTAACAACTTCAAAATGTTCCTCAGAAAAAGGGAAAGTTTTAACGTATTCTTCTATAATCTTTAACCCTTTAACTAAACATCTAATACCTTTTACATCGTGGCCTTCGTAGGGCATCCAGTGGCGAGTGAAAGCTTCCTTTGCTTTGTCTAATCCATTACCTGAATAATGTTGTTCTAGGGCTGAGTGTAAAGCTGATCCGAATTCTGGTTTGAATAAAGAAGATCCATCTTTACTTGTTAAATTCAACGCATAGCGGTAATAGAACTTACGAGGACAAGAAGCAAACTCACTCATCATTGAATTATCGAGTTTATCTATTATCTTCATTTTATATGGCCTCAAAATTTAAAATGTGGGAATTAAAAGAGGTAAAAAGAGAGTGGAGGCAACATAACCTCCACCCTCCTAGCCTAGTCAGTTATTGGAGGAGGACTTAACTAACAGGCCATTCACCACGATAACCGGATACATCTCTTGCTTGCGCGTCATCCATAGCACCAGAGTCGATAAGAGGTACAAGCTTACGATATACGTCAAGAGTTTTCGTATTCTTTGCGCCTTCAGGTTTCCTCATGTTACCTTGGATTCTTACGATTGTTGCGCCGTACCAAATTTTAAAGACTTCATCTGAGCCATAGGATTTAATGGCTTCCTCAACGGTTTCTGGGAGGTTTACAGTAGTAGTGAATGATTTTTCACTATCTGTCCCTACACCAGTTTTTGCTTCGACAGTTACATCTCTCATGTTAAGACTCCTTTTACTTGATGGATGGGAGAACCGGTTTCAGCTTAGTTGCTGAAGGTATCGGTTCATCATCGTTTAATAAACCTTGAGCTTTGAGTAGCTCTAGCATTTGGTCGGGAGGGCAATTTAGGATCTGCTTACGCAGCTTAGCCTTCGATGCTGATGGGGATTTAGTTCGAGATGGCGTGGTTTTCCAGAGTAAATCGCGGATTGCTTCTGACCGCTTGTGGAAAAGTAAGGAATAAGGAGGGATGCCTTCTTCGGTAGAAAAAGGAAGAAGATGGGGCCGAGGCTCAACAGACGGAAATCTGGGCGAGAAAGACCGATAAACTAACTCACCGTGAATCAAAGCCCCATCTTCAAATCTGTCATTATAATAGACAAATCCAATGCTTGATACTATCATATCGGTTGGACTCCTAGTTTTTCTTATGTGGGGTATTCCCACATTGGCAATAATATTTTACCATGTTAAAATGTCAATGTCAAATAAATGTGGGGTAAAAAACCCTTTAAAATCATAGGTTTATAGGTTTACGAATTTCTTTTTGTGTCAATTTGGGCATACATTCCCCCACATAATTGGCAAGTTAAGGAATAACATCTAATCTTTTAACTCTTTTACCTTTTTCTCTGGAAACTCCTTTTGATAGATTAATGACATAGGATGACCTTTACGATCTCCCATTGTTCCAAGTGTTTCAAATACTGAGATCTCATCCTTACCATTTTGGTGGGATAAGCACACAAATATACCATTGTTTAGTGTTCTTAAATGAGCCTGGAGTGAGCCATTTTTAGATGCAGAAGCTCTACCTTCATTCTTAGCATCGCCTTGAATGTGACCATAGAAATGTTTCATTTTATCTCCTTTTGTTTAAGACATGCTTTGCAAGTGGTATCTTCCCACCTAATACATGTTTCTAGATTGTGGGTAAATTCATTGTTTCGACCGCA